CCGAGACTTAGCCTTCGGGTGAAGGTTCTCGGTATTCTCAGTCTTCCTCGATGCAGCGTTTGATGGACGTTGCTGAAAGGAGGTCTACACCCATGCCTACTTCTTCACGAAAGCGTCACAATTATAACCTCATATTCGAACCATCGAATGGGTTTATAACTATGACGCCGGTTCAACATGAACCGAGTCCGCAACCTGACAACTACTTTCCTTATCTTGTTCGCAAGTTTATCCCCAACAGCAGTTATATGCTGGATGAGGTTGGACCGCGTCTTGATTCGGGTAGACGAGTGGGACACTTCCCACTTAGACCGCTATTTCACATGAAGTGCGATCTATCAAGGTATAACGTGACTCAAATGAAGACATACGAAGTGGTTGACGGTACGTTCCTCACGTTTGACGAGGGACATATTTTCAACCTAATGTATCTTCCTGATACTGCTTTGTATGATATAATAGGCAGCGCAAGCGTACTGAATGAGAGTACTCTCTCACTCAGACTTCCTTCGTCTATCCAAAATGATTTATCAGAGCAAGCATGGAATTACTTCTCTGATATACTCCCTGCGCATGTCTCCGGAGCGGAGTTTGTGCAGGGCTTTCTTCAATTCAAGGAGTTGTTCTCCGTGATTGGTGAAAGCATTGGAAAGACCATATCTGGTGGGTACCTGAACGAAAAGTTCGGTTGGGAGAATCTCCTTTCCGATCTTGACGGTCTCGGTGGGATGGTCGACGAGGTCTTAGACCGCGTAGAATATTTCCGTAGGACATACGGAATTCCCACGAGGCTCGGCTTCAAACGAAATCCACATTATACCCCTTCGGGTTTAGGTGGAATCTATGGAGGTGAGCCTCACAGATATGAGTTAAGCCTGTCTTCCTATAAGGCCGTATTTCGTGCGACTGCGTGGATAACGCAGACGCTCGGCAGTATGGAAGGAATTGCAGGCTTTCTGAAGGTCCTATTCGGTGCTCTGGGATTGAACAATCCCGTCAAAGCTATTTGGAATATAACACCACTTAGCTTTGTCGTCGATTGGTTCTTTAATATCTCACAGCATTTGGATGGCCTTACCCGTATACAACCCGCCGCAGGGTGGGATGTAAATGACGTGTCCCAATCGGTCACGTATGAATGGGTTTGGCGATACAAGCATAAGAGTAACTATGCAGCAAGTTCTTACTTGCCCGTAGAAATTCTTATTCCGTGTAGGGCTTACGCTCGGCGTGTTGGGCTTTCTTACCAGTGGGAACTACTGAACCCCGCTGGTTTGTCAGACACTCAGTTAACCCTCTTAGCAGCCATGCTTCATCAGTTTGGCTAGCTAATACAAATTAACAGGAGCTAATCCATGGCACTGGCAGATACAATTACAACGGATGATGCCGACGGCACTGACGTCGTGTACTCCCTTACGGGGCGTGCACTAAACGAATCTGCTCGTCGTGCGGCTGGCGATACTAATTCCGAACCTAAGCTTCTGGTTGTTAAACACCAGACGCAGGGCAAGGGTAACGCCACCGTTGATCGTCACTTGGTCCAGTTTTCGAAGACCTTTATCGACGATCAGAGCATCCCAAGGACTGGACTCGTAAATGTTACGATAGTCCAGCCTCGAACGTCTGAATTCACTGAGCAAGTGATGTTAGATATGACCTCTGAGGCCATATCTCTCCTCTCTGGTAGGGGCTTCTCGGCCACTACCGGGCTCACGTCGACTTCAGTTATACTCGGCCTTCTTAAGAGTGAGACTTGATAGAGTCGTTACTTCTCCTTTGGGAGAAGTTCCGCTCTGCCTTGCCGCTGCTCCTTAGACTGGTCGCCACAGGCTTTACCATCGGTAAAGCCGCATACGAGTTCTTTAAGTACATTCTCACGAAGGTACCTAAGTAGTAGAACTCATATACTATGCCATAGACCGGATTGGCCTTGGAAGGAGTTCCAAATGGACCCCTCGAAAAGCCAAGTCTGCTTCTATGTAGACCTGTTAGAGCTTATGCTCCGTTGCAACCCATGTAGCGCCGCATCAAGTAAGTCCCTTGAACGGGATGTTCTGACTCTTCGTCAGCGCACCACGTTCGAGGGGTTGTCTTTCCTAACCAAAACTCTTCCCAAACTTGGGAAGGCTTTTGATCTTGGTTTGACATCAACATTGTTCAAGTTACCACGTGAGTTTCGATGCTCGCATGATAACACAAATATACCCGCATTCATGCAGGCGTATTTTAACAATGTGTTTGATGCACATGGCGTTCTTCGGGAAGATGCAGATCCTGCTTACGTACAACATGTACGCCAGGTTCTGTATTTCGCGTATAAGCTTGCGTTGCCATTTCAGAAGGATCAGATAGCATCTACGTTAGATGCTTTCATATCTACTGATGGAGAACTCAAGCTTTCTCTTGATGATCATGCTGAGCAAATTCTTGCTTTCGCCTCTATCATCACTGAGGATATATTTTCTGATTTCGATGTCAGAGATATATCTCCGCGACATGGTCCCGGGGCCGTGGCAACTGGTGAGCGCCTTGAACACAAGTGGACTTTTGCCCGCTTGTATAATTGCATTCATCAGATGTTTCCGTACTACGACTATTTCGTCGTAGGCGGAGCCCGCGAACTTATAGATCGATTGGACTGGTATAAATCTCTCCGCAGACTTGATCAAGGTACTGCGAAGGTTATACTTGTTCCAAAAGATTCTCGTGGTCCACGACTTATATCTTGTGAACCATTGGAATTCCAATGGATTCAACAGGGTATTGGTCGGGGGTTGGTCCGCCACCTAGAGAGCCACCCGGCTACTAGGGGTCAGATTAACTTTACGTATCAATCAGTCAACCAAGAGTTAGCGTTGTCGAGTTCGCTTGATGACCAATACTCAACGTTAGATTTGAAGGATGCGTCCGACCGAGTCTCCCTAGCCCTCGTGGAAAGGGTGTTTGAGAAAACACCTCTTCTTTTACGAGGACTATTAGCGGCTCGAACGAGTGCAACAAAACTCCCTGATGGGAGAGTAGTTTCCCTAAATAAATATGCCCCCATGGGGTCAGCATTATGCTTTCCTACAGAGGCCTACGTATTTTGGGTACTGCTTGTTGCAGCTATAAGTCGTCGCTTCAGGCTTTCACGGCATGAAGTGGGACGTCTGGTCTATGTCTATGGGGATGATATCATTCTTCCCCGTGATATGGCCCATTACGGCATACAGTCACTTGAATACTTTTCACTACTTGTGAATCGTGACAAGTGCTGTATCCAAGGACCGTTTCGTGAGAGTTGCGGTACAGACGCCTTTAAAGGTGTCTTTGTCACTCCTCTCAGGTTGCGCTCTCTTTGGAGCGGACGTCGGTCAGATGGGACTGCCTACGCATCTTACGTATCCCTTGCAAATGCCTTATATGCTAAGGGTTATAAGATGTGTAGCGATTTTCTTTGGAAAGAGCTTGAAAAGACCTACGGGGTTATACCCTTTGGTACCTCTCAAGCTGCCTACCCTTGTAAGATCGTGATCAGCGCTGACGAAGCGGAAGAATTGAATTCTTCTCTTTTCAGGCGTCGATATAGCAGTCGCTACCAGCGATTCGAGTTTCTTATGCCTCGCCTTTCGGTTCGGCGTAAGAAGACAAAACTCGACGGCTGGCTTCGGATGCTGAGGGATTTATTATCCCCTAGCTACGAAGATCCATCGACCGTGGTTATACCTCGATCCACGCTAATAAATCGAGGTTGGACACCAGTATACTGATCAGGTATACTAATGCGTGGCTAAAGACCACGCTCCGAGCCTTTGTGTTTTC